AGAATATTTACGACCATTAAATGAGTTTATAATAACACATGAAACATCGCAATATTTAGAAACTAATGTTTTTACTAATAGTGGTTTTGAAAATGGTACCGCTGGTTGGACAACTTACTCAAATACTGGCTCAACATCACCTGGCGAATTGTCAACAGATTTTGCAAAGCAAGGGAATCAAAGTTATAAAAATTCACAATTTCAGGGTAATGAAACTGGCACTAGAAAAACATTAACTGGAACAGCTAGTGTTGTTAATTCAGCTCACTTAGGTTACAAATTGAATGTAAATGCTTATTTTGATGCAAACTCTGGTTATGGTGCTGTAAGTTTTAGATTCGTGTTAAAAATAGAAGAACAAGGGCCAGGAGCTACACTAATTAAATACTGGAATAATAACAATGAAACTTGGCAAACTGCAAGTATAGTCAACATACAAGATGTTGATTCAGTAAATGCATGGGATAAATTTTCCTATGATGTTGGTACGTTTCCAATTGCTGGTCAATTAACATTAGATTTATATGAACCCTATGTTCAAAATAATGGCGGTTTAAATGCTTTATATTATGATAATGTAGATATTATATTTGATCGTAGTGATGGTAATAAAAGACAGCCATTTTACGCCAAAATTGATGGTTTTGAATATAAAAGAGTTAGAACAAGTGGTTCAAAATTAACTGGTGTTTTAGAGTTTTCAGATTTACAATTATCATCAAATAATTATAACAATATAGGCATATCAAATGCAGTTCGCCCTAGGGATGATAATGCAAGTTTTGAAAAACCTATTGACCAAATTATTTCGCAACAAGTTATAAACGATTATCGCCAAAATTTAGTACGATATGAAGGTAAATTATATAATTTATTAAATGATCCATTTTCATTAAATAATAAAGTTTGGATTAATTTTGGATCAAGTGTATTGCAAGAACCAGTAAGTTGCTATATTGATGGCATGACTTACAACTTAAAACGTAATTCTTTTGAAGTTATTATGCACATACCTAACCAAAACGATGATCAAGCGTCAACATTTAAAGCAACATTTTAAACTTTTTTCTTTTCCTTGTTTGCTGAGATAACCCCTTAAGATTTAAAACCTTTGGGGGTTTTCTTTTGCAAAATAAATCAAAATAATTCTTTTATTTAAAAATTTTTTTTTATTTTTACAACCTAAATATATTATATATGGAATTTGAACTACATTTTAGAAGTGAGTTAAAAAGATTAAAAATCAAACGATATAATGTTTGTGAAATCTTAGCTTGTACAATGCCAACACTTAAAACGAAAATTGAAAATCCTGGTCGTTTTACTGTTGATGATATTACCAAATTGAATAACTCAGGATTTGAATTAAACAGAATTATTTATGAACTAAAAAATTAATAAACATTATGAAATCATTAAACATTAAAGGTAAAGAATATATAACAGTCAATGAACGACTGATATATTTTAGATCCCAACCAATTTATAAAGGTTGGCGAATTTCTGAGGATATTATTTCCCTAGATGAAAAGGGTGGTATTTTTAAAGTAACCATTACAAACACTGAGGGCATTGAGATAATAAATGCACATGCCCAAGAATCAAAAGATACTAGCTATATTAACAAAACATCAATGCTAGAAAATGGCTTTACTAGTGCATTAGGAAGGGCATTGGGTTACTTAGGAATTGGCATTGATACATCAATTGCGTCAGCCGATGAGGTTGTTAACGCTGTTAATAATCAGCCAGAAACTAAACAAGATAACCGAAAATGGTTAATTGCGACAGAATTAACAGCAACATTAAAGGGTACTGAAAAACAAGCGTTAACAGTTATTAAAACCCGTAGAATGAAAAAAGAATTTAGAGAAAAAATCAATAAACAATTTAATTTAAAATAATAATTATGGAACTAAAAGGAAAAATCATTTTAATTAATCCAGTCAAAGAATATGGCGCAAAAGGATTTAAAAAAAGAGAAGTAGTCATTGAAACATTTGAGGATTACCCACAGAGCATTCAAATTGAATTTGTACAAGACAAATGCGATGTATTAAATAGCTATAAAAATGGCGATAATGTACAAATAGGAATAAATTTAAGAGGTCGATCCTGGGAAAACCCAGAGGGTGAAACTAAATATTTTAATTCTATTCAAGGTTGGAAAATTTCCAAAGATGATGCTATACAATCCGATAATCATGTTACACCAGTGCCATCAAATGAGGGCGGTGATGATTTGCCATTTTAATTATTATTATGGCAACACCTATTGAAACAAAGGCGATTGAGGGCGAAACATTTGACCATTACAGAAAACAGGCGGAAAAAATAAACAATGCGATTCACCTGTTGGTTAAATATAATTATCAAGTTATTGATTTGGAAAATAAATGGATTAATAAAGATAATATTAACTTAATAAAATCCCTTAAATAATATAAATGCAAACTAGGGAACGAAGGGCATGATTAATTTCATGCCTTTTTTTTTGTATTTATTTTTATTTATGAAAATTTTTTTTTAATTTTAAAACTAACTTTAATAAAATAACATGAAATTAAATACTGTAAGCAAAATTTATCGACCAATGAGAATATTTGGCACATTATTAAAAGACATTTTCTGGATGGGTAAACGTAAAGAAACTAGATTTGGATGGATTCGATACCCGTTATATATTAAAAATAAATATCAACAAAAAAAAGTATTAAAATTAATTAATAAAACAATTACAGAAAATCAAACAATTAAAAATGAAAGTAAAAAAAGATAGTAACGAAGTGTATCATGCGCACAATTCTATTAGTGCCAGTGGATTAAAAGAAATTCACAAAAAATCTGTTTATCATTTTTTAAACAGAAAATTTAAAGAATCACCAGCCATGAAATTAGGCACCGCAGTACATCAAGCTATTTTAGAACCTGAGGATTTTTATGATATTTATCATGTTATAGATAAGATTGATAAAAGAACAAAAATTGGAAAAGAAGCATATCTAAAACAAATTGAATTAGCTGATAATAAAATAGTTTTAGAGTCGGATATTCATGATATTATAAAAGCAATTTTACCAAAATTTAGAGAACATAATTTAGCTCAAAAATATTCTAAAGGCGAAATCGAATTGTCGCATTATACTAAATATGAGGGCATAGATGTAAGGGTGCGGCCCGATTGTATAAATAGAATTTCTAATTTTATTAGTGATGTTAAAACTTGCCAAGACAATTCACCAGAAGGTTTTAAAAGAGATGTTTATAAATGGGGTTATCATTTACAGGCGGCATTTTATATGGATATATGTGGAATAGATAATTTTAAATTTATTGCAGTAACAACAACCTATCCATATACTGTTGAGGTCCACACTTTAGATGATGACACATTAGAGTTTGGCCGAAATGCATACAAACAAGCTATAAAGAATTGGAAAATTTATTTAAATACTAATAAAGCACCTGGATATGATTGGTATCAGTTTGCTGATGATGGTTCTTTTTTACTATAATTATGAAATTAAAATATTTTAGAGACATTGTACAAAGACATTTAAATATTGATTTAAATAATCCAAGTAGAAAATTTGAATTTATTTTTGCTAGATCTTGTTATTATTATTTATGCCGCAAATTTGCAAAATCTAGTTATTCCAAAATTAGCAATTCATTAAATAAAAATCATGCAACTGTAATGCATAGCTTAAAAGAATTGCCATATATTTTAAAACAAAGAAAGGATTTAAACGAATCTTTTAATCTAATTATTAAAGAAGCCGATAATAATTATATTTATGAAAACACTAAAATGACTATAGATCAATTAGTTATGGAATATAATTTTGTATTATTAAAAACTGGTGAACTAGAAAACAAATTAAAAAAACAAGATAAAAATTTAAGAAAATTGCGCAAAGATAATAAAGAAATGAAACGAATTATTTATATCATGGCGGATACTGATTAAATATCTTTAATTTTATAAATATAAATTATGAATAAAAACCCATATAGCAAATTTTTAGGCAAAGAGGACAAATTGCAAAGGCATGTTATGAGATATATTAGTTTTATGTATCCAGATGCTTTATTTACTCATGTAGCTAATGAGGGAAAGCGTTCACCTTTTGAACAATACAAACTTAAATATTTAGGTACAAAACCTGGGATCCCAGATATTATGATTTTTAATCCAAATAAAAAAAACAATGGATTAGCGATTGAATTAAAAGCTGGATATAACAAACCTACAGAAAACCAAAAAAAGTGGCTTAAAGAGCTTGAAAATAACAACTGGGTGGCTGTATGGTGTAATAACTTTGATGATTGCGTTGAAATAATTGATAAATACTTTACTAATGGCAAAAAATAGAACTAAAAAAATATACTTTGAACCAATAACTCAGAAAGTTAGATGGACACAAACCAGCTCAGATACTTTTAAATATGATTATAAATATGTAGGCGAAGCAAATGAGCCAGAATTTGATTTATTACTGGATTTATTATGGTTTTTATATGAGGATAAAGAAATTTCATATAATGAATTTTTTGATATATATAAGGAGTTGAGACAATTTTGCGATGAAATAAAGGGTTTAATTGATAAAGAATAAATGAATTATAATAAAATTTTAAAACCTAAAAAATTTGATAATTTCACCATTGTGCCTAGTTATATATTTAGGGATAGGGGTATTTCTGTTGGTGCTACTGGATTATATTGTTATTTATTTTCACATAAATCCGATCAAGATATTACAATTGAGTTTATTTGCGGCCATTTTAAAGAGGGTAAGGATGCCATTAGAGCTAAGATAAATGAGCTTATAGATAACAAGTATCTGGAGCGAAAAAAGGTAACTGATAAAGGCAAATTCAAAGGATATAACTATATTTTAAAACCTAACCGAAAGCGGATAAACCGAGATGGGAAAAAACCGAAGTCGGAAAATCCGCCACAAAGTAATACTATTAATATACATACTAATAAAAGTAATATTACACAAACCGAGAAAATGCAAAAAGCATTTCCCCATTTTGTTAAATTATTTGATTCAAGATACCAGCCGAAATCGACAACTCAAAAAACTAAATGGATAAATTGTTTAAATAATTGTATTAAAATTGATAAATACAATTTAAAAGATATTTATCTGGCTGTTGAATATCACAGAAATGATGATTTCTGGCGTGATAATTTTTTAACATTACTAAAATTAAGGAACCAGGATAAAAACGGAATTATGTTTGTTCATCGTTTTATGGAAAATTATAAGAAACAAAACAAACCCAAATGTTATTGGAATCTTAAAGGCATACAGGAATATGTTATATATCTCGATCCAGATGGTTCAAAAAAATTAGGAGCCAAAACGAAAACTAATAAATTAAATGAATTTAATTTGAGTCAGATATTTAATAAAATTGAAATTAAAGAATTAAAGGAATTTGTTATTAATGGTAATAAATAAAAAATATTCATTAGACAAATATGAGCAAAGTATTGTTGAATTATCAGCAAATCAAAGGCATAACAATAAGGTTAAAACTGGCTGGGATGGCTTAAAAACTGTTAATTATAAAAGTGATTTAGATTTAAACATTGTTGGATTTGGCGGTGAATTTATTTTTTGTAGAGAATATAATTTATATCCAGATTTTAAAATTCATAACACATCTAAACAATTAAATACTGATGATTATGATGCTACTTGGCTGGGCCATAGTGTAGATGTAAAAGTTAATAGAAAAAACCATCCATTAATGGTTCCTGAATATGCCAAATCTAATTGTAAAATCTTTGCATTGTTTACTTGTAATTATCCAGATTATATCTTTGAAGGATTTACATTAAATAGTATAATATTCCAAAAAAAGAATCTTAGAATGACAAGGGTAAAATCTTATGTTATTGAAAAAAACAATCTTTTATCGCTTGAAGAATTACATTTTTTATTAAAATATTAAAAATATTTTTTTATATTTAAAGAAATTTATTATTTATGAATCACTATAATGAATTAATCCAGCTCGGAATAATTTTAAAAAGATCTAACGGATCAGTAAAAACAAAATGCCCAAAATGCTCACACGATAGAAAAAATAAACGAGATGATTGTTTATCTGTCAATATTGAAGATGGTTTATATAATTGCCATAATTGTGGTTGGGGTGGTAATGTAAAATTTAAACAAAAATTAGAATATGTTTTGCCGCCAAAAGTTAATTCCAATTTAAACGATAAAGTAATAAATTGGTTTTCTTTACGAGGCATAACAGAACCAACATTGATTCATTGGAAAATTGGCGAATCCCTGGAATATATGCCTCAAGTTCAAGCCAAAAGAAGGTGTATAAATTTTAATTATTATAGATCTAATGAGGTTGTTAATGTTAAGTTTAGAGATGGGCAAAAGAATTTTAAATTAGTTTCTGGAGCTGAATTAATATTTTATGGTATAGATAACATCAAAGAATTAGAAAAATGTTATATAGTAGAAGGCGAAATGGATGCACTTAGTTTACACGAATCGGGATTGTATTCCGTTTGTTCCGTACCAAATGGAGCAAGTAAAGGATCTCAAAAATTAGAGTACTTGGATAATTGCTGGGAATATTTTAAAGATAAAAAAGAGATTATTTTATGTACTGATAATGACGATGCTGGATTGCAATTAAGAAATGAATTGGCTAGAAGGTTTGGAAACTATCGTTGTAAATACGTTGAATTTGGCGATTATAAGGATGCTAACGAGGTTTTAATTAGTAAAGGTGCGGAAACACTAAGGAATATTATTAAAGACGCTAAGAACTTTCCATTAGAGGGCGTTTTAAATATTAGTAATATCTGGAATGATGTTTTAAATTTTAATGAAAATGGAATTAAAAATTATTCAATTGGTTTACCTGGTTCAGATGAATATTTTAAAATGGCATTTGGTGAGTGGACTGTTGTAAGTGGAATACCTAACAGCGGTAAATCTGATATATTAGATCAAATACTTTGTAATATAGCCACAAAACATGATTTTCGTTGTGCTATGTTTTCACCTGAATCGTTTCCATACGAGGGCCACATTAAAAGAATAGCAAATAAATTAAATTCTAAAAATTGTAATAGTGATGATTTAAACAATACAAAGGATTTTATTGAAGAGCATTTTTACTGGATAAAAATTGATTTAGAAAACTTAACATTAAAAGGTATTTTAAATGCATTTAAGGAGTTAGTATTTCAAAAGGGTATAAATGTATGTGTTATTGATCCATGGAATATGCTGGACCATTCAGCACAAAGAGATCACAGCTATATAGGCAAGATCCTAAGTCAGATAACTCAGTTTTGTCAGCAAACCAATACACATCTTTTTTTAGTGGCACATCCAAGAAAAATTGAAAGCGAGGGCGGTGTATATAAAAAGCCAACATTGTATGATATTTCTGGTTCCGCTGATTTTTTTAATAAGGCATACAATGGTTTAATTGCTTATAGATGTATAGGGCAAAAAACAAAATATAAAAGTGATGTTGTTAGATTGCACGTTGAAAAGGTAAAACGTAAAGAAAATGGCCAATTAGGTGATTTTGAGATTGCACCAGATTTTGAAAATGGTGGCATATATAAAGAAATATACCAAACAGATAAAAAAATACAAGTAATAAAAGATAACGTACCATTTTAACATAATAATAACATAAAAATAACATGAATTTAAAAATTAAAGAACCATTAAAAATTAACAAAGAAGATTTGCATTTTGCAATAAAAGAGGTTGAGGATGCTTCATTCCATTTATCATGGGTTGATCCAACTGATATACATGAAAAATTTTCTGAACGATTGATGGAAATTGCTTATTTATTAAACATTATAAAAGAAAAATTATGAATCAAAAAGAATTTCAAGAAACTAAAAAATATATTTTAGAGAAAGCTCAGGATATAATGGATGCTAAGCAACCAGAATACACAAACAAAAGTATTGATGTATTAAACAATTTTAAACAAACAGCTAAAAGTATTGGCATTCAACCAATGGAAGTATGGGCGGTGTTCTTTAATAAGCACATACAAGCCATTTTAAGCCATTCAGGTGATCCTAATATGCATCACGCTGAGCCAATAGATAGTCGATATGCTGATGCTTTAAACTATCTATTTTTAGGGTTTAGCTTGTTGATTGATGTAAATGATAAAAAAGATATAATTTCAGGAACTGAATGAATAAGTTTTTAAAAGCTCAATCCTGGTGTTTAGAAAATAATATTAAAATTTATATAGTTCCTATTAAATTTAAAAAAGAGTGTCACATTGAAATAAGTGATAATAGTTTATTCATTAAATCACCCAATACCTATAAAAATCAATCTGTTGCAAGTGATAAAATCTGGGATCTGTATTTGTATTATTACAATAAAAACAATAATATCTAAATAAAAAGCAAAATATATTTTGTAATTAAAAGAATATTTTTATATTTGAGTATAATTAATAACAAACAAACAAATATTATGAAAAACATTTTAAAAAATTTAGGAATTATAGAGATTCCAATGACAAACTCAAGACAAAAAAATTTAGATACTTTTGGTGATTTACAAAGTTCTTGTATATGTTGCGGAAAGCCAACAAATCAAAAATTATGGATTAATACAGTTGAAGGTCCAGACGCTGTATTTTCTCATATAACTGAGGAAGATATGGCCGCACATGATAAATACACACAAGGATGTTTCCCAGTAGGTCCAGATTGTGCAAAAAAGTTTCCTAAGGGTTATGTGTCTAGTCCAGAATGGACAAAATTATTGTAAAACCTAACATAAAAAGCCAGGCGAGAGCTATTGGCATTAGGTAATTAAAGGGGGTGTAAAAACTCCCTTTTTTTTATGTAGTTTTGTTAAATGGCAATTCGGCAAATTTCGACACATAAAAAAAGGTTAATGTTAAAAGCATTGGAAAAAAGTTTATCAGTCGTTACAACCGCTGTGAGTTCGGTTGGTATTGATAGACAAACACATTACAATTGGCTTAAGAAGGATCCCAAGTATGCGGCCAGTGTTTTAGATATTGAAAATGTAACATTAGATTTTGCTGAAAGTCATCTTCATGAGCAAATAAGAGAGGGCAATGTGGCCGCAACTATATTTCTACTAAAAACGAAAGGAAAGAAGAGAGGGTATATCGAAAGGCAAGAAATACAACACGATAGCTCTATTGAAAGCAAACTAATCCAATGGACACCAGCAAACCAAAAAGAATAACTGAGTTTTGCAATAAACAATTTTACCAGGCAGTTAACTCAGATAAAAGATTAAACATATTTCAAGGGGGTACAAGATCTGGCAAATCCTGGAGTTTAATGCAATATTGTTTATATCTAATGACTACTGAAAAAAAGCCATTAGTTATCTCTATAGTTCGTAAAACACTACCAGCATTAAAAAGATCAGTATTAAGAGATTTTTTACATATATCTAAACAATTAGGTATCTACTGGAATGGAGTGCATAATAAAACAGAAAACACATTTGAATTTAATGGGCATCTATTAGAGATGTTTAGTGCGGATGATGCACAAAAAATAAGAGGATCCGCCAGAGATATGCTTTGGATTTGTGAAGGGAATGAATTGTTTTTTGAAGATTTTCAGCAATTAGCCATGAGAACCAGAAAGCAAATATATATTGATTTTAACCCATCGGATCCAGTACATTATCTTTATGATCTGGCTGAGAGAGATGATGCGGCATTGTTTATATCAACTTATAAAGATAATAAGTTTCTACCTAAGGAGCTTGTTAATGAAATTGAAAGGATTAAAGATAGAGATCCAGATTATTGGCGTGTTTATGGTGAAGGTCAAAGAGCCGAATATAGCGAAAAACAAGTTTTTAAAAACTGGAATTATATCCCATATAAGGATTTTCCTGACTTAGAAGATGAGGTCCTTGGATGTGATTTTGGTTATTCCCAGGATCCTCTGGCAATTGTTAAAATTGGTAAGCATAAAAATAATCTATATATCCATGAGCTTATATATAAAAAAGAAATGACTAACCGAGATATTGCTAATTTTATTAAAGAAATTGAAATGGATAGTTTGCTAATGTACTGCGATTCCGCTGAACCAAAATCTATTGAGGAACTCCGCCAGATGTCAATTTTAGCAAAGGGAGCCACCAAAGGACCAGGAAGTATAAATTCATCTATTAGTTTATTAAAAGAATTTGATATATATGTTAGTGATGAATCATCAAACATTTTAAAAGAACAAATAAGTTATATATACGATGAGTTAAAAGATGGTACTATTATTAATAAACCAAAAGCTAATCAAGCGGACCATCTTCTGGATAGTATCCGTTATGGTGTTTATAGTAGATGGCGAAACAGAACCGATTTTTTCGTTATATAAAATAATAATTTTATAATTTGTATTTTTACATAAAATTTTATATAAATGGCTTCAATATTTGATCGATTTAAGAATATAATCTCCACAAAATCACAAAACACAAACGAAAAATACAACCGCGCTATTTATAATTGGCTTGGAAATACCATCGTTTGGAATAGTGAAAGCGATGAAACATATATAAACGATGGTTACAGAAAAAACGCAACTATTTACTCAATTATTAATTTAATTACTAAAGCGGCAACGACAATTCCTTTCCATATTTATAAAAAAGTGGATGATAATTCATACAAAAGATATAAATCTTTACAAAGTGGGATTGCTGATCCTAACGTTATGCATAAAGCTAATATGTTTAAAAAACACGCATTAGTTGAATTGGAGCACACAGAATTACATAAATTATTAGAACGACCTAATCCAGCGCAATCATATGCAACCTGGATTGGTGAAATGATCGCATTTGGTAAACTAACTGGCAATAGATACATCTACGGAATTGGGCCAGAAACAGGGCAAAACATAAATAAATATACTGAGCTTTACATTATGCCTAGCCAGATTATGGAAATAAACTCAGGCGGCATAATGAAGCCAGTTGAATCCTATACTATTCAATATAATGGCACATATCACATACCAGCCGAGCAAATGTGCCATATAAAAGATTTTAACCCATTTTATGATGGAACTGGATCTCATCTGTATGGTCAATCACCTTTAAAAGCTGGTTTAAGAGCTATGACAACGAATAATGAAGCGGTTGAGAGTGGTGTTAAGTTTTTACAAAATCAAACAGCTAGGGGTATCCTAATGAGTGAGGAAGGTGATCTAAATGAAGTACAAGCGCAACAATTAAAAGATAAATTTAGAAAGGACCACCAGGGATCAAAAAAAGCTGGTGATATTATTATTACACCAAAGAAATTATCATGGGTTAATTTTGGATTAAATGCAAGTGATATGAGCTTAATAGAGCAATACAATGCATCTATAAAAGATTTATGTAATATCTATAATGTGCCAGTAGTTTTATTAAACAATACTGAATCCAGCACATATAACAATGTTAAAGAAGCTAAAAAAGCATTATATCAAAATTGTGTTATACCCGAACTAATAAAGATTCAGGATGAATTAAATAGGTGGTTGGCTCCAATGTATGGCGAAAATATTTGTATTGAATATGATTTTAGTGTAATTCCTGAACTACAAGAGGAAACGGATAAAATTGTTGATCAAATGAGTAAAGCATGGTGGCTAACTCCAAATGAAAAAAGGGCCGCAATGTCTTATGATCACGACCAAGATAATCCAATACTAGATGATTATTATATTCCAGCTAATTTAATTCCAGCATCTGGTGCTGATATTGAAATGCCAGATATTGTTGAAACTGAGATTGATGAAATTGAGGTCAGTGATGAATCTGAAATAAATGAATAATGCCAACACCAAACCAAGGCGAAACAGAACGACATTTTATAGCTAGATGTGTCATTGATGATGAATCTAGGGAAAGTTTTCCAGATGCTGACCAACGTTTAGCATTTTGCCATTCTCAATATAAAAACAAAGATGAAAATTATTTGGATACTAAAACTTTTAAACTATCTAAAAAATTTGGTGATTCCTGGAAAAACGCAAACGAAAAACAGAGATTAATTACAGAAAGGCGCAATGTAAAAAGATTTACCAAATTTTATAATAAACAATATGATTTGGCTATAAAAAATAAATTAGAGTTAGATGATATTAGATACAGTGAATTGTTTAAATACAATGATTTAAGAAAATTATACGATGAACTGTATTTAGATACTGGTTTGCATTTTGCTAAATGGTATGCTAAAACTTTTGATCTATATATTACTAAGGGAGTAAATCCAAAACAATATTTAAATCAATGGCAGTTAGCTATCATGGCGTATGCTCAAAAAAATACAGCCATGAATATTACTGGGGTTGCTAATACTGGCCGCAAAACAGCTATAAAAATCATACAACGTTTATTCAGGGATCCAAATTTTGTAACACTTGGACCAGCGGCAAAAGCTAGGTTATTAAGAAAACAATTAAAAGGTTATTCAAAATATCAAGCTCTTAGAGTAGTAAGAACCGAAACAACAAGGGCCGCAAACTTTGGAATACAACAATCCGCAACATCTGTTTTTTCTGGTAGGGATTTAATAAAAAGGTGGTCGGCTTCTTTAGATGGTAGGGAGCGAGATTGGCACAGTCAAGCCAATAACCAACAGCGACCAAAAAATAATCCATTTGTTGTTGGTGGTGAATCAA